CTTTACTGAAAACAAGGTGATGAACCTCATCTTTCTCATGATATGGGTATGTAATTGGTTTTAAATCAATTACAAAACCAAACTCAATCTTAACAGATTGACCCTTACGGGTATCATGGCTACTTGGTGATTTAATCCTTATGGTAGGCCCGTATATGCCCTTTTATTTCTGGAATGCTTTGGTCTTTTTAAGCCAAGCTATTCCTAGCCCGGTTACTCACTATACTTTTGTTTTCTAGTGAGGTGTTATCCTAATTCCTTTCGGAATTAGCTTAATGCTTTACTATTTTCACCTTCATACCAAGCGGACGAAGAGACTTGTTATTTTCTCCGCGTCCACTTGTTTTTCAGTACTTTCTCTTTGGTAATGCACTCGCGCCAAGCACCCTTTTGGGTACTTGACTGAAGATGTGTGGAAATTTCTTTTTTAATACTTTAACCGACAACATCGTCCTGAATGATTCTGTCATATTGACAGCCAATCCGGATCCATCTCCTCCTGATAAGAAACTCTTATCCTTTGCAACAAGTGCAAGGGGCCCACGCGCCAGTAGTATGACTTCACTTAGGAAACTAAGAGTAAAGTCTGAATCTCGCAATCGAAAGTGCCTCTCCAAAAGAGGCTTTATGGTAATTCCGTTAACCGGAATCAACTGATTTCCACCTGACCACTTGCTTAAGTGATCTTCCAATAGATCACAGATATCTACTTCCGCCGCCTGAAAAGGCGACGAGAGTAGAATCCAGAGCTCACTTCACTCCTTAAGATATTCCTGATCATGATTTAACGGCCCAAATGGTACCTCTTTCCCATCTCTAACTATATGCTCTATGATAAATTTATTATCAAAGGCATATTTGTAGACATTCGTACTCGCCTGTTGGAAAAGGCGAGATGCTTCCGTAACTATAGAGTTTATAATTTCATTTCACGTACTTATACTTGTTGAATTGAGGTATTCCTCAATTTCACTGCCGAAAAGTTGTCATGGTCTTACCAGCTTCCAATCTGCGGGTTTTGAGTAGTTTTGTCTTGTCTGTCAAAGTTTCATTATCTTTGAAAAGTTCAGGGCAATAACAAAACCAACTACAATTAACAAATCCTCTATCTTCAAACCCTTTACAAGGTTTGAATCTACAATTTTACTTACCTCACGGCTTTCTATTGATTTTTCGAGTTGTCTGTAAGATCCGACACTAAACGGTCTACTCCATCGGGTAAAACCGGTGGGGGCCAGTGCGAGTATAAGTCGACTAAAATGATTTTCTCCAAAATAGTGCAATTCAGTTATATGTTTCAGGGTGTGGATTAGGAAATTCAACCAATCCACAAAGGAACCTGTTAATAGTAAACCTATTGGCAGGGGTGACAAATTGTCACCGTTAAGTATAAGTTTTGATGCAAACTCTCACCTCTTCATACTTGGTGTAGGGATAACTCTTTTTGAAAGAGAAATCTCTACTCCAAGCGAAAGTATGAGAGACTTATACTTGTCTGCTACGTGTGCATGTGCGATGGAAACATCGTCACCGAGGATTATATAATCCTGGAAGTTGGGTAAACCAGCTTCCAATGCTGCTAGTCGGACGAGTACGTGGTGTGTATATGCAAGACTTCTTCATGATGAGTATAGGC